AGCGTTTCTTAACTCTATCACGGATACTTTCCTTACCGTTGAGCCTGTTAACAAAGCCCGTAAAGCGCAAGTTGATAGTGACGCTGCATTAATTTTGGGCGTTGACCCGGCCAGAGGTGGGCTTGACCGTTCCGCTATCATCCGAAGGCGTGGGCGCCTGGTCTATGGTTGCGACACGTTTCAAGGCTTGGATACTATGCAACTGGTTGGTAAGATTAAACAAATCATTGACAAGGAGCATCCCGACAAAGTATTCATTGATTCAATTGGTATTGGCGCGGGTGTAGTCGATAGATTAATCGAGATGGGATATAGTCAGGTGATAGGGATAAACGTATCCCGATCAGCAAACAATAAAGATCAATTTAAAAACCTGCGTGCTGAATTGTGGAGCGAGATGCGCGACTGGTTTACGCAAGATATGCCAGTGCAAATACCGGATGACCCAGAATTGCAAAAAGAGTTATGCGGGCTAGGATATAAGTACACATCCGGTGGTCAACTTCAAATCGAATCAAAAGTTGAAGCGCGAGCAAGAGGCATGGCAAGCCCTGATAAAGCGGATGCGCTTATGATAACGTTTGCTTATGGACAGTATGCCGGACAGACCAATTATGTGGTCAATCGTATAGCAGGTCATAGCGATGGTCTCTTTGTTTAGTAGTGGATAATTAAAAAACAATTGGTTACAATGATTTGGTACAGACCAACATGCCTGTACACTTATGACCGCCCGTGTTTCCGCACGCTTCACGGGCCAGGTCATATCACTTTATCAAGGATTGATAATGGCACGAAAGGACGTAAAGGCCGCGAAAGAGGTCAAAGAACGCGCTCAAAAATGGCGCGAATACTTCAAGTACAATATCGATAAATATCACCTTATGCACTCTTTTGTACTCGGTCATCAGTGGGATGAAGAAGAAGAGGACATGCTTGTCACAAACAAAAAGATTCCCCTAACCAGCAATAAACTAGCCACAATGGCCAATACATTGCTTGGTGAGCAGCAACAGAATACGCCTCAAATTGAAGTCGTTCCGATGACCAATTGCAATGAGGAAACAGCGTCAATACGGGATTTGATCGTAAAAGACATTATGTTTAGCAATACCTCGGCTACTGTTTATCAAGTAGCAGCCAGTCAGGCTTATATCGGATCGTTTAGCGCTTTCCTGATTGACCGCGACTATGTTCACTCCAAATCATTTGACCAGGATATCATCTATCGGTATTTCAAAGATGCTACGAGAACGTATTTTGATATCGGTGCTGAAACCGTTAACAAAACCGATGGCATGTTTTGTGGTTACATCTCCCGGATGACACGCGCGCGTTTCCGTCAGGTTTATGGCAAGGTCATTGAAAAAGACATTATGAAAGAGACAAGTATTGCAGCGAGTAAGTCGGAAGTAGCGCTTGCTGTTCAACCTGAGACCACGGGGGACGATCCGTTTTCATGGGCAGACGATGAATCCATTACGATACTTAATGACTATAAGCGCAAGTTTACCCGGGAAAAACTTTACAAGTTAAGTAATGGCAAGATTCTCGATGAAGATGAGATGGCAGACCTTGTTGAGGACAGCAAACAATATCGCAAGCAAATCAAAGAACAGGAACAACAAAACATATTGAGTCAATTGTTGGGTATTGGAGGACAACAAGCAGCACAAATGCCAATGGAACAACAGGAACCACATCAGTCATACAGCAATGCCAGTCCGCTTGAGATGCCTACTGATATGACAACACCAGGTACACAGGAAGGAGCCGAACAAGCTCAAGCTATGAGTATGGATAATCCAAGAGCTGAACCTGTAGAGCACTTCGAGGATTCTCGCCATATGCTTTACGATAACGGCGAGCGTGTTCGCATAGAAGAAACGCGAGAGATTAAACGTAGTCGTATTATTCACAGAAAGTTTGCCGGTGATTATGTGTTGGACGAAACCGAGTTTCCCGGTGAGCATCTTCCAGTCATTTTTGTGGATCAAAACTCATACTACGCAAAAGACGGCAAACAGGTATGCCGCTCCTTCTTTGATGATGTCAAAGATACACAACGTTACATCAATTATCTTAGGACGCAATCAGCATATATATTGAAAGTGTCACGCTATGACCAATATATAGGCAGCAAGAAAAACGCACAAAGTGCTGATACCCAGCGTAATTGGAAAGACCCTGCCAGCATTCAAGGCTTGCTTACTTATGATGAATCACCCTCCGGCATAAAACCAGAACAGGTAAGACCGCCTGAATTATCACAAAGTTTGCTAACCCAATATCAACTGGCAATTGAAGACTTATACACATCAACCGGATTATATCCCTCAAGAATGGGACAACAAGGCAATGAAACGTCCGGTGTTGCGATTGATGCTCGAACCCGGCAAGGTTCCTATAGCACCTACGTTGCATTCAACTCGCTCAATCGTGCAATAGCTATTGGTGGCGAGATTGTTAACGAGATGATTCCATACGTGTATGATGCCGAGCGTGTTATTGCCCTTAAAACGCCTGACGAAGGTATGAAAAATATTACAGTTAACAAACAGGCTGATGACTATGGTGAGCGAATAGAAAATGACATCCGAAAAGGAACCTTCCAAGTCAGACTTAAGCCAGGTCCTTCTTATGAAGGACAAAAAGAACAAGCCCTTGAAAGTCTGCAAACCGTTCTTAAAGCCAATCCACAAACGTTTAACCTGATTGCTGACTTGTATGCTGCAAACCTGCCGTTATCAAATAACCTTGAGATTATGAACCGACTGAAAACACTGGTTCCGGCACAGATTATTGAAGCTGGTAAAACAGGAAAGATGCCGCAAGATAATGGTCAGGAACAACCCAGCCCAGAGCAACAGGCCGTTCAATTGCAACAGCAACAAATGCAAATGGAAGCACAGTTTAAGCAACAGACTATTGAGATTAAAAAGCAGGAGTTGGCGCTTAAAGAGCAACAAATGCAGATTGATTTGGAGATTCAAAAGCAGAAGTTACAAGCCGAAGAGATGGCGGTTATGGGCGAGATTGAAGAAAGCAAGCTAAGGTACATGGCAGAAACAGAGCGCACTGAAAGTGACAGTGCTATTGCTCATGCCGATAACTTGGTCAAGATTTTAACTCATAAAATAGGATGATTTATGACAGAAGTAAGCAGTATTGATGCGCTTTTGACGGGTGGAACTGTGGATTATAAACAGGATGCCCCAAAGAAAATACCTGAAAAAAAGGAGATTGAAGAACATGAACCGAGTGAGGCAGGTGAGTCCGAAGAAAGTACGGATGATGACAATCTGGATATTGAAACTGAGAGCATGGCTCATGAAGCATCGGATAGTGAAATTGGCGAAGAAAGCCACGAGGAACAGGACGAATACGGAAATCGCAAGCAGATAGATAACGAAGTCATACGCGACAGGTTAGCCCGTCAAGCGGAAAGCCTTAAACGCCAGCATGAAAGCGAGATTGCTGCCCTAAGACAGCAACTTGCCCAACAAAACGCAAACCCTGAAGTTCAAAAAGCTGCTAAAGACTTTGAGTACGATCCTGACGCCGATGGTAACTGGCAACAACAACTGGCTGATTTCGTAAAGCAAACTGTTAACAATATGGGGCGTGAAGAAGCCCAAGCCAGGAATCAGGCAAGGGAAGCACAAGCCCAGCGTGAATTTGAAGGCAAGTTTCACGAAGGCATGAGCAAGTTTCCTGACTTTGTTGAAGTTGTCGGACAAATGCCCGTAACGGATGCCATGACGGTCGCCACTCGCGCTATGAAAGACCCGGCAGCGTTTCTTTATGCTGCAACAAAACGTGCCCCACAAGAATTGGAACGTATTTCAAGACTTACCGATCCTTATTCTCAAATGGTAGAAATTGGAAAACTTGAAGAACGTATGCGCAAAAATGCAAGTCCTACCAAAGCACCACGGCCTTTGACCCGCGATAGTGATGACTCGCAACCCAGAGCCACGAAATCTAAAGCCAAAGAGGAAACGATCGAAGACAGACTGCATGAGGCCGACAAGAAACGGCGTGATGCGCTTAATGCAAGAAGAAGATAATATTTGACAAAATAACAAGCTGGCAGTAATCTGACCAATAACGGTGATACAGCAAGACCCCGTTACTTGCGAAAAACATAGCGCGTATACGTCTCCCCGCAAAGACAAATGGTAAAAAGTTTACTCAATTTTAATTCATTTTTCTTTGTACAGGGAGTACATGATTATGGCTATGAATGTTTTTCGCGAAACCCAGTATGTGTTGGACGACGTATTTGTTCGATTCTGGAACAGTTTGTCGTTCG